GAACTTGCTCTTTGTTTAGGTCGGCTAGTTCTTCAATGTACTGGTCTGTTGCTTTTCCTTCTTGGTCTAGGATGCCTTTAACAATTCCTGCGTTGTATTCTTGTACGGCTCTGCGGGCGATTGCTTTTGATGCAATGTGTGCGGCACGGCTTCTGTGTGATTCAACAAAGCCTCGACCCATTTCTTTAACAATGTAGGTTAGTGGTGACGTGTTTGCGACAGTGTATGTAGGGTTAGATAAAGGTATGTCTTTGCCGCCCTTTACAGCGCTGTAGAAAGGCCTTGGAAGGGCTTTAGGGAGGACTTCAGCGAAGTTAGCTGGCTTACCCGCCTTCTTGTACTTTATGACCGTGCTGGTACCTCTGGCGGCTCCTCTGGCGGCTCCTGCAACACCTAGGGTGGCGTATGTTGTTGGGTCTGTAAAGATGTCCCAACCTAAACCAATTGCAGATCCTTGAGTGATAGGGTATTTTCCTAGACCAACACCTGACAGGTCAAGGTCGCCTATCTTAGTTTCTGGCTGCCAGTCAACACCAAGGTTGGCCATATATTTTTTGTAGTCTTCAGAACCAAAAAAGTCTTGACCGTATTCGTAGATTGGTCTTTGGTCTACTGTTTTAATAAGTTTTTCTGCTGCACCACCGGCACCTGATACTGCAATACCTTTTATGGCACCCCATGCGCCGTCAGCTAGTAACGCTAAGGTTTCTTTTGCTCTGTTTGGGATGTCTTCTACCTGGAAGCCGTCTTTGTAGGAATCCCAGATTGTGTTTACGTGGGGTAGTGCTCCTGCAGCTAGGTTTGTTACTCCACGGCCTAAACCTGTTAATGCACGGAAACCTGCACCGACAATGTTCATTCCGCCTTTGGCTATTTGTGCGGCTAGGTCTTCGGCTTCTTGTGTTTGCTTATCCATTGCAGCAATGTCAGGACCCGGAAGAACGGAATATGGATAAACCTTGTTACTTGTAGGTTTTTTTGCTGGCTGGCCATTAGGCATTGCCGCCTGTGGAGGAATAACATAGGTAGGCATAGCCCTAATCTGACTAATTAAATCAGATACCTTTGTATTCTTTGATGACATAACTGCCTTTCTTTAAGACAATTATACTACTATTAAGGAATAGTTCTTAGATTAGCAGGATCTAAAATTCCGCCAGAATTAGTAATATATGGGGTTTGCATACCAAATACTTGCCCAAATGCAACCAATGCTGGGTCAAGCGGCTTTCCTGCTTTAATTGAATCATTGCTGTATGCCTGATTAAGTCTGCTTGTCCAATAAAGCTGCCATGCGGCTGCAGCAGTGTTAGGGTCTGCATAGCTTTCACCTGTATCTGGGTTAACAAATTCGGATGGTTTACCTAATCCCATAGCAATAAGTTGAGGATTATTTTCGAATGCGTTAATTCCTGTACTGAAACGGTCTGCACCAGTATTTGTAGGGTTCATTGCTGTGTTCATCTTTGTCCCTAAAGCGTTAAGATAAACCTGACCTAAAGGTGTTATTTGCTTAGTTCCAACTTTTGATTGCTCTTGAGCAATCTGGTTAGCAATGTTGCCTTGACCTTGCTGTAGCGCCTGCTGTAGTGCAATCATAGTTTGGTTCTTTGATTGTCCTAGCGCAGTCTTAGTGTCGATACCTTGCCGTTTAGCTGCTTGCTGCTGTGAACGCAATAGGTTCTGCCAGTTTTGACCTGAACCAAGAATGTTAGCCATTAGTTCGTTTCCGCGGTCAATTGTCGGGTTGCCCATAGCGGCTACCTGTGACCCCATACCAAGATTGTTTGCCGTGTTTTGTCGTTGCGCAACCTGCCGCTGTAGCTGGTCACCTAGAGCTGATGAGGCACCTAAAGTGTTTTGCTGTGACTCGTTAATTGCCTGCTTGTATCCCTTTTGTATAACGTTGATACCTTGGTCAACAGTCTGAGTCAGTTGGCCGTACATGTTTGATGCGTCTGCACGGTTTTGCTTGTATTGCTGTGCTTTAGCTTGTGACTGCTGATTTAGAGAATTAATGAGCGACTGGTTTGGTCCGCCAGTTACGTAAGAATATTTGTCTTCGATTGCTTGATATGTTTGTGCAAGCGGATCAATTGTGGCATTGTCTACAAGATTTGTTAGCGAATTGTTTTGGTCAGCCATTAGAGTCCTAACTGGTTAATGTTATTAGAGTTAAATTGAGTTAAAAGCCTAATCAAAATGTCCTGTAGGTTACCTTGCTTCAAACCTGTCTGTGTTACTCCTTGTAGCTGGTTTTGTGCAATAAAGTCTCTTACAGCGCTTTCAGCGTCAACCTTCTGCTGGTTAGTTGTTGCCAAAGCCTTATCATTAGCCTTCACGTATCCACCGCTACGAACCATGCCACGTGCAGCATAATCATTTGCAATACCTTCATACTGTTGGATAGCTGAACGGTTGATAGTTGCTAAAGTGTTTTGTAACTGTTGTTTTGCTGCTTCATTCTGGTATAGGCGCATAGCGTCTGCTACATCTGATTGAGCGTTCTGGTTGTTAATTTGAAGTTGCTCATTTAAACCTGGAGTTAGGTTAGCTGCAGGGTTAACGGCTTGCTGTAGTTTATCGCCTGTTTTGGTTGTTGGGGTAGTGCCTGTAGTTTTTGAGGTTGTGCCCGTAGTTTTTGAGGTTGTGCCCGTAGTTTTTGAGGTTGTGCCCGTAGTTTTTCCTGTAACTTTAGGGGTGACTTTGCCAGTTATGGTAGGGGTAGCTTTAATGCCTGGACCGGCTCCAGTTGGTGGATTTAACCAATTATCATAAAGTGGCATTACATTTTACCTATCGTCGGTTTACCAAAATAGCGGGTGGCATTCTTACCCTTAATCCATTTTAGCATGGCAGAGTTCTTTGCACGTTGCCTAGCTGACCTTTCAGCATAACCTGCCTTATCTAGGTTCATGCCTGTGTTAGGGCCAGATAAGACACCAATACCGTATCGTTTGGCTCCTGCAGCGTACTTGTTGAAACCGGATCCACCAGGGTTTTTAATCATTGTGCCTGTCCTATCATTTTTCTTCCTGTTGTCATATATAGGATTAGTGAATCCAGACGGGATGGTGAGGTCGCTGCCGTGCCGTCATTGCTGAATTCAACTGTAAAGTATGCTCGCTTAAAGGTTCTCTTGCCGCCTATCTTTACAACAAATGGGACAGGGTTTGTTGCAGGTAATCCTGTTACTACGTTGGTTATTGTTGGTTGGGCGGTGTTCCAAGATATAGCTTCTGTCGCTAAATTGTTCCATGTTTTTGATGCGGATAGCCAGCCGTTCCATGTTACTGTAGATGATTCAAGTTTATCTATCGGTGTGATTGAACCTGTCAAACTGTTTACCGCTACAGCAACTACTTCCCAGCCGAATAGTCGTTTAAATTTAGCTGGCTCACCAATGTCGTATGCTCTTGTAGCGATTAAGCATTTAATTGTTTCTATTGGTGTGGCTGTCTCTGGGTATTCTAAAGCAAACTTGATTAGACCGTTTGTTTGGCCTGGAATACCTGTGATGCTGTCGTGAATTCCGTATCCAGTAACAACTTGGCTAGATGCTAGGAATGTTCCTCTTGGTGCTTCTACAATGTGTGCGGCTCTAGTGTATGAAATGAATTCTGTCCAGATACGGAAATCAACGTCATAGCAGTACATGCTTCCGTGGTAGTAGACGAGAACATATTTACCTAGAACTGATACGGCTGTAGAGATGTTGCTTACAAATGTGTAGCCCGTGTCTGCTGTGCTTGGTGCTTCAAATCTTAGTTTGGTGTAGTCGTTTAGTGGATAGAAGTTGTATCCAGCGAACTGGTATAGGACACCTGCGTGTAAGACTGCTAGGAAGTTTCCTGCGTCTTGTACACAGTTTACGTTGTCAATACCGATTGTTGATGATAGTTGTGTCAAGATTCCTTGTATTGGATCTGCTGAAGCTGAAAAGCCCAGTCTCCAAGTTGAATTTGACCTAAACAGGAATAATTCTCCGTTACCTTCGGTTATCTTTATCAGTAGTTCTCCGTCACCTTCGTTGACGATAATAAAGTTTTCTGCAGGGAACTGGTTGATAGTTGTTTCTAGTGTTGGGCTATCTATGTTGCTGTAGCGAATTGTTGATAGTTCGCCATTTAATCTACTTGAGACGTATAGTCTTCCACGTGAATATTGAATGTTATTTGCTGGCGGAATAGCAGCTACGCTAGTCCAAGTGTATGCACCTACTTTAGACCAGTATCCACCAGTTGTTGATGGGTTTACTAAGTATAGGCGGTTTAGGTATGATGTCATATCTGCTGCGGCCTGAGCCCAAACTTGAGTCCAAACATAGGTATCTAGACGGCAGATCCAAGTTGTTGCTGTGAAAGCGATTACAGCATAGGTTACGCCATCTTCGTTGCGCCAATAACCTAAAAAGTTTGGGGTTTGTGTTGCTACAGCTTCAGGATAGGCAGCCACAACATCAAATGGTGGGCGGCTAATAAACTTGCCTGTGCTTGATAAAACTACGTTAGTTGCTTTAGCTACTTCGTTGGTTGCAATCAGTGACGGGTCAGCGACATTGTTAATGCCACCTTGAAAATTGTCAATGATTACACCATCTCTAGCCATTCTTCATTCCTTTTAGATGTTTAGACATTGCTGCCGCTTTAGCTTTAGCGTCAGCTTTAGATGATGCACCCCAAACCTGAAGAGACTTCAATAGTCTGGTAGGTTTGCCGTTCTTGTATTCAGGTCCAGGCATATTTCCCATACGTGCAAGGAATGATGCTCTACGAGGGTTGTTACCTGACTTTACTGGTGGACGTAGGTTTGAGCCAGGGTTAGCTGCCTCATAGGATTTACGTCCTGCTTCATTTAAACCACCGGCAGGGTTTTTACCTGCACTTCTTTGCCAAGCTTCGCTAGCCATTATTCGTCCTCTGTTAGAACTGTCTTAATAGGATACATTTCTTGGTCAACAATGTCTTCCTGACCTGCGATACGGTTCATTGAGTCGCGGAAACGAGCATCCTGATATTGTGTTGCCTGCCAGTTTTCATCTAAACGATAAGCTTGGCTTAGAACGTAGTCAACAATCTGGTTGAAGAAACGGTCTGGAACCTGCAGGGTGTCAGTTAATGCTGTTAGGTCATCTGGCTGCTGAATATAGTAAATGGACAATCCTGCAGTGATGTCTTTTTCGGGTGCAGGGTAGATGTATAGGTCGCCGTCCCATTCATACCAAATCTTTGGCTGACCAATGTATTTGATTCCAGGGTCGTCACTTTGGATCATTTCTTGAGCCATCTGGAATGATACAGGTTTAACAGGCAGACCATCAACAAATAGGGCTTGAATCTGATAGATAGGGATTTCTGCTGGAATCACATAAAGCTTTTGACCAGCAACAATATCTCTAGTTGCTGATGATTTAATAGTTTTGTTTGAGGCAGCAATTTCTCTTTGCGCCATATTGACCCAGCGGAGCAGGTCGGCGTTAGTGATTTCAATCAGGGAGTCGTCACCGAAGATGCGGGTTACTTCTGTGGCTACCTGCTGAGCTGTGCGTGTATAGGTTTCTCTAGGCATTTGGGTCGAAAATCAACTTTCCGTTATGCTTGGCGTAATTCTTTGTCAAACCTAGTTTAGCAAGGTCTCGAGCTAATTCCCTTCGTGCAGCGTCTTCTTCTTGTCTTTCTTTAATTTTCATAAATTCGTGTGCTGCGTTTAGGGCTACGATATCGTCTACTGAACCTCCAGCTTTGGTCACGTCAGATAAGATAATGTCTGCCATGATACGCTCGTCTAGCATTGACTCTGGATAGTTTTGAATAATGTAGCTTTCTCCACCAGAGTTGCTGCCGTACATTACAGCGTAAGGTTTCTGCGGGTTAAACTGAGGGTGACCGTATGGGACTTTGCGGATATAAAGGTTGTGGTCGTAGTCTGCCATAACTCTTGCTAATCTGTGGGCGTGCTCAGGAACGTCTCTTAAACGGTCAAGTTCACTGAAGTCAGGTAATCCGCTACCTATAAGTTTGATACCACCGTATTGCATAATTCTCCTGGATAAGTTAATAGGGGCCCAGATTTTGTCTGGACCCCTATTAGTATAGCCTATTAGTTAGCTACAGCTAGGATACCCTTAAGCAGACCGTGAGTGTTACGACGGTATGTGCTTAGTTCAGAGTAGTTGCGCAGGTAAGCAACGAATGCATCCTTGTAAGGAACCTGCTTCCACTTTGAACCATCCTCATCAATCCATTCCCAACCACGTGAAGTGTTTAGGTTGATCTTCTTTGAGTTAACGAAGAACATCTTGTTTGATGGGGCATCGAAGTCAGCCTTCAACGGTAGGTCACCGAACTCAGTTACGAAACCAAGTCCACGGTTACCACCATCTAGGTCAACCTTGTTTACGAAACGACGACGGTCCTGAAGAGTCTTCCAGTAGCCGTTCCAAGTTCCGTGGTCACACCAGATAACGTCAGGCTTGTCACCTTCAGCTGCGATGTTGGTTACTACAGAGATCATGTCTGTCTCAGTTACCTGAGTCATAACGGTTCCGCTAGAGGTTGAAATGTCCTTAACGAAAGCCTTCCATGAAGAAGTAACTGATGGGTCGATACCGAATACTGTTGATGAATCATCGATAATCTTGCCGAAACCAGTCCATTCCTTGCCGTAGTTGTTCAGTACACCAGCAGTTGTGGTGTTTGAACGGACAAGAGATGCACCAGTAGTTACCTGACCAGAGGTGATTGTTACTGCACGGTCAACAGTGATGGTGTTTGTAACCTTGTTCACAGTTGCGATTGTGTAGTATGCCTGAGTTGCGTCAGCTGCGATACGTGCACCGGTTCCTGATACAACGAAGTCAACGCGCATACCGATCTGTAGGTACTTTGCGCTGTCAACGGTAACAGTTGTTGATGCTGATACTGCTGCGGCAACCTTAGCTAGTGTACCTGAGCCATCTCCAAAGACCTGACGGTTCTGGTCCTTAGCGATGTCGTCACGGATACGCTCGATTTCCTCTGATGTTACGTCAGCGAACGACTGGTAGTTTGAGCTCGCCTGAGCCATAACCTGTCCAGTTAGTCTTACTGAGCCGTAGAAGCTCTTTAGACCAGTTGTTCCCTGCTTGTACTGCTGCTGTCCAGCGTCTGGTAGAAGTTCGTCTTCTCCACGTGCACCAATACCAGTGTTACGACCGGTGTGTGCAACGAAAGTAATGCCCAAACCACCAACCTGGGTGATGTTGCGGGCAGTTGACTTAATTCCATCAAGTGCTGGAGTAGCGTTGTTGATTTGCTCATTGATGTCGCCATACACGTTCTTTAGAATTGTGTTAGCAATCGTGAGATTCTGACCATCGGCCATTTTCTACTCCTATGTTAGATGTTTATATTTACACACTTCGGTCGCCCTGGCCTCGTATGGCTGTACTCACTACTATTCCTCAGTATAGCACGGATTCGAACATTTATTCGTCATACGATGGCCTGAAACCAATATGCAGTTCTGACTCTCGATTATCTGCTGGTGTTGTATCTGTTGTTACAGATAATCCAGGTCTATCTCCTGAAACGGATTGGACGCATTTATGTTTTCTGCGCCATTCCCTCAACATTTTTACGGCAGAGTCGTCGTCGCTTTCAAACTCTGCTCCACATGAGCATCGTTCTCGAACCATTCATGCCTAGTTATCAATGTATTGTCTGGCAATAGCTTCGATAGCTGCAACACGGTCTTCTTTAGTCTTGTAAACTACAGGTTCTGGTGCTGGTAGGCCACTGTTTCCGCTACCTCCTGCGACACGTGGAGCACGTCTTGTTGCTCCTACCTGTGCACGCATACGGTCTAGTTCAGTGCTGTACTGTTCAAATGCGGCACCGATTAGCTGTGGAATCTCTGCGTCAGGGTACTGGTCTGCAAGGATCATTGCACGTGTCAAGACTGCTTCTTGGTCAAAGTCACCGTATTCTTCAGCCAATACTTCCATTGAGGTTCCAATTTCGTATTCGTAGTTAGCTTCGGTTGCCTGCTCAATTTCTGCGTCACGTTCTGCACGGAGAGCTTCCATTTCGGCACGGAGAGCAGCAACTTCAGAGTTAACTGGGTCTTGTTCTACATCTGGGTCAAGGAAGAAGTCGCTTGAATCTTCGGTTACTGCGTTAGATACGGCCACAGCTTCCTTCATCATCTGCTCTGCTTCACGCCAACCATAGCGTTCTGCTAGTTCGTCGTAGATAGCTTTAGGGTTTGTTGAGATTTGCTGTGCAAGCTCTAGAGACGCACCAATGATGTCTGGGTCAATACCTGCATCCATAAATCTACGGTATGGGGCAATTGATTCGAACTCTTGGTCGATTCCCTGCTGCCACTTGTTTACTACAGGCTCAATAAGGCTGTGTAGGGCAACTGGTAGAACTTCGTAAAGTTCGTTCAATGATGGGTTACCGAAGTCGTCTTCTACTTCATCTGGGTCTGGCAGTTCAAGAAGAGCGTCTTCTGTCACAGTGTAGTCGGCATCGTCATCTTCGTAATCTTCGTAATCTTCTACGCTACCATCATCTTCGTATTCGTACTGGTCGTCTTCGTATTCAAATTCTTCACTAGACATTTATTATGCTCCTTGCTGTGGTTGTTGGTCTTGTGGTTGTGGAGGTTGCTGTCCAGTCTGCATTTGAGCCATCTGTACAGCGGCTAAAGCCATCTCATGCATGTTAATGTGCTTGTTCAGTTCAGCCTTACTTACATCTGAAAGCATATCATATGCTGGGCTCTTACGGAATACATCGTGCTCTTGGACGTGAACAGCATGGTTATCCCACTTGTTTACAGGGATAATACATGGTGCTTCAAGCTGCTGTCCAGTGTTAGGGTCGATAGTTGACGGATCACCCATCGCTACCTTCATCTGGTACTGCTGGTTGTATTGCATAAGATCCATTTGAGTTAACTTCTTAAACATAACGTTTTCACGCTGTGCTCTAAGTTCATCTGGGCGTGTACCCTTAACATCTGTGTACGCGCTGATGGTTGTGATGTCTAATAGTTTTAACCCGTCTTCTGGCGGAATCATTCCCATTTTCATCATATCCATAACTAATGCCTGCTTAGCGGCTTTAGAGGTTGGCAGTGCTGAACCTGATTCAATCTTGATGTCTGTACCTGTAGCAATGTCTGAGCCCTTAAATACTTCAGCTGAGAACGAGTTGTTGGTTCCAACAATCTTGATTGTTCTTTCTGATGTCCAGTATTCTGCGGCTAGAGCCAAAGCTGTTCTAGCGGTCTGTGATAGGCCTTCTTCGATTGACGCGAAGGTAGGTGACAGATAGTTGTCGTCACGTTCCTGTAGGTAAGCGATAGCTGTTGCGGCTTCAACTCCTGGAGGGGTTGAACCCTTAGATACTTGGTGCTGACCTGAGATGTCTTCTAGGTCTGTGTTTAGCGCTTGTAGTTCTTCTGCCACGTATGGTGGTAGCTGAGGCATTGGTGCAGACATCGGGAAGTCAAAACCTGGGCGGACACCAATGTACTGTCCCGGTGAGGTGTTAATCTTAGATACTGTAATCGAACCTTCACGGTAGTAAACCTGTGGCTTAGCCATCATGTTCTTTGACTGGATACGCTGTGAACGTGTACGGTTAATTTCACGCTGTAGCGGAATAATGTCGTCAATAACACAGGCAGGATAGTACTGTCCGCTAGGAATGTGGTCAAACTTTACAATCGGGTAGTCCTTGTATCCTGCAGGGAAACCATCTAGTGAAGCCTCTACAATGATTTGGTCGACTACAACAATGTATCCACCTTTAGGTAGCAGTGGTGTTGTTCCCGGCTTAACCCAAGCTTCAATTACTAGGCTTGAGTCTGCCTTATTGTTGTTTGAACGGATATCTAGGGCGTTTGTTACGTCCGCAACTTCTGTTGAAGCAACTATTGGAGGCTGGTGGTCTTTAGGGATTAGTTTGCCGTAAACGTTCTTCAGCCAAGCAATTGGCTTAGTGTATACGTGTAGCACGTATGGCTGCTTGTTGTGGTCTACGATGGTTAGGTCTGGAACAAAGATGTTAAATGGTGAAACGTGTTCGATACATACGTCACCTTCTTGGTCGCTCCATGAGTCGTATGCGGCTGTGTGCCAATAGGTTTTAAGGTAACCTACACCAAGCACAGAGAGGTCTCTAGCAACTAGACGCATCTCTTTAGCCACACCGAGGCGGTCGTATAGCGACTCCCAAATCTGTGTTGCAGCACTTGCGGCAAACACATCTTCAACCTCGTTAGACGCTGGCATACAGACAGCTGTAGGCTTCTGTGATGTTAGCTTAGAGATTTCGGTGCGGACAATTGGACGGATCCTGTTAATAGTAATACGAGGAAGGTTCTTATCTCCTCTAGGTAGAGCAGCTACAGCACTCTTCTGTGAGTCCCACGCAACATACTGTTTACCGCGTTCAAATGAGATGTTCATGTACCATTGACGGACACGCCACATCTTGGCATCCTTAGACTTGTTGTACTGCTTACGCAAGTAATCAACTAGCCTAATGCCTCTTTCATCTTTCTGAAGAGCTTTAAGCTGAGCATCATCGAGTAGCCCACCACTGACAGTGGGGGCTTTCTCGAAATCAACTTTATTACTTGATGCCGTATTCGCGTCTGTAGTCGTCGAAATTAAACTCATTCTCTTCATCTACCTCTATATGATTATCGGTTACTAGTGGTGCTTGTTCGTGTGCCGGAGCTAGAAGTCCGCTTGCTGCCAGCACCTGCTGGTACGCTATCGGATCCTTTGTCGACAACAGGTTCACTGACTGATTCAGCAACGCTATCGTCTCCGTGTTCGTTCTCATCAAGCTTGATATCGCTTTGCTTAGCGTCCTTGTCATCAACCAAAACGACAGGGGCACTGATAGCGAGCAAATCAGCGCTAGTAGAAATAGAGAGGTCTCTAATGCCATTGACTAGCCTTTCAATTAGGGCAGGAACTTTATCTAGCTCCTGGTTTAGTTCTTCAAGTTTAGCTTCGGCTTCCGCCTTCACTGCTTTAACAATGCCAAGATATTCAGCTAGGGAACTGATACAAGACGCACAAAGGTAGACATCACCATAGTCTTCAATTACTCTGCCAGTGTCAACTAGGACGTTGGTTGCAGTGGCTTCATGTGTACAAACTACACATTCGTAAGGGTGATATGGGGCCCTTTCCCATGTTGCGTAATGTGGCATTATTCCCATCCTATAGCATCTTCTGAAACATTTTTATTTATAGACCAACTTGACACGCCAGGATCTCTTTGCGTATCAAAGCTTACAACCTCAAGTGTATCACTAAACTCACGTACCATTTCTTTGTAGCCGCTCAAAATGTCTGGAGTTAGGTCGTCCATAAGCGTGAAGAAGTATCTGGCAGAGTCAAATGCGTGGTTATCTCTATCTTGGATGTCTTCCAGCTTGTTTAACGACATTTCCAGTTGACGGTTGGCTCGCCTCTTGTACTTAAGTTTGCTTAGTTCTGAAATTAGGTTGGGGCAGTCGTAGGTTATTTGCCAGAACGGTTTGCCTGTTTTAGGGTTTGTTTTGACGTATTGCTGCATCTTGTTTAGACCTACACCGATTTGGCGTGGAATGATGTCGATCACTACGTTTACGTTGTGTAGGTTGAACTCTTGCTGGTAGGAGGTTCCTTTTACACCGCTTGTTTGCGCTAAAGCAGGGTCTCCTACTACTAGGTAGGGTTGTACCCCTAGTTCAGCGTTCTTTTTGTGGAAAACTTGGCAGTGTTCAGCGATTGTCATTTGTGGCTGGTAGTGCTCTGCAAAGGTTGTTATTGTGCCGTCGGGTGCTACAGCGTGCCACAGGATAGCTGTTGGGTCTCTCCAACCGTAGTCAATGCTGACATAGATTCTGTGTTGTCTTGTAAGCCTAAATTGGTCTGTTGTGTGGGTGCTTGCATGGAAGTTCTTAAATACGGCACCACCAACTTGAATGAATTGACCTTTTTCACGGATTTGACGTTGTTCGTCAGTTAGGGAACCTAGGTATTCTTCAATAGCTTTTTTATCTAGATAGGGGTTGTCGGACATTTCTACTTCGGTTACACCAAAGAGTTCGTGGCCTTCTTTACCTGGAATATACACTTGTTCGTAAATGTATTCCATACCTTCAACGGGGGTTAGGGTCATCCACCATTCTCCGTTGGTGTCAACTAGGCGGGCTCGACATTCGTCGTAGATTAGCTCTGGTGGCTCTTCGTCAAAGTGAACGAAGTGTCTGGATGTTCCCGCAAACTTTTGTAGGTCTTGGTCGTAGGACATGAACTCTACGAATGAGCCGTTAGCTAGGGTTAGGACGCGACGTTCTTTAGAGTAGCTGTCGTCCCATGAACCGTTAATTAGTAGGCTTTTTGGTACCCACTGCTGGAATTGTGGTAGGAGGATTTTGTCGATACCGCTAGCAAAGTCTACGCCTACAACACGACCTCTTACAGGGCCTTCAGGTACTTTCCGGTATGGGTGTTCCCCTTTAAGGTAGCGGATGTCTTCGATTACTCCCGCAACTGTTTTACCTGAACGGTTACCTCCCACATATAGGCGATGCTTATGCTGGTCTGCCGCAAACTCAATCTGCTTGGCGTGAGGTTTGTACCGATTTAGATTAGGTACTAGCGCGGTCGTACGGATTTGCTCACTGACCTTATATAGAAGCTCAGTGGGGTTAACCATTTTGGATCTAGCCACGGACAATCTCCATGTATTCTTTAAAAGTTAATCGTAGTATTTGGTTGGCGTCTTCGGCTTCAAGTCTGACTTTGAGCCTAAGAAGGTCTCCAAGAGTGGTATAAGCCCACCATTCGCCTGCCCTAGGGTAGCCAACTCCTGCGCGTTGAGTGACAAGAACACCATAGTTAGCGGAGGCATGTTCTCGTTCTTTTTTTGTTTCTTCAAGCCATTTTTTGATTTGCTCATGTGATGCTTCCTTGGCGGCCTTTCCGCCTTTAACCTCAAATACTATTAAACCACGTCTAGCTTCACGTAGCCAGACGTCACCTTCATCTTCAGACCCTTTTAGGACGTTTCTGTGGGCTTCTAAAGGCGTGTAACCTATCTCTAAAAGATAGTTTTTTACTGCTGTTTCGGCACGGGTGCCGATTTGTTTCGCTTTACTCATTGTTCTCCTTTGATGCTAAACTAGTATTATGACACAAGATCTTAATGCTGACTCCAGACTATCACACCTAGATGCTGATACTGATACGTCCATTACGGCTATTCACCACACTTTAGGCTCTAATCCTACACAAGCTAGCCCTGGTTCTCACCGGCATGATGGAACTGATTCACATAAAATTAAGTTTAGTGATATTGAAGGAGCTTGGATGAATGTTGATGGCGGCATGGCATACGAAAATTTTGATGGGTTACCATCTTTTGATGGAGGATCAGCTTAATGGCTATTAGATTACAGCTTAGAAGAGATACCGCAGCTAACTGGACTGCAGCTAATCCTATATTAGCTTCAGGTGAATTAGCTGTTGAAACAAATACTTTAAAATTTAAAATTGGTAATGGCACAACAGCATGGACTAGTCTTCCATATTTTACGCAAGGAGCTACTGGCCCTACTGGCCCTACTGGCCCTACTGGCCCTACAGGGCCACAAGGACCTATAGGTTTAACAGGTGCTACAGGTGCCACCGGTGCTACTGGTGCTACTGGTGCTACTGGTGCAACAGGCCCTCAAGGCCCTATTGGCCCACAAGGCCCGCAAGGTGTAAAGGGTGATACTGGAGCGACTGGTCCTTCTGGCGGTTCGGCTACTCACTACCATTACAAAGCGAAAACTAACACCACATCAGGTGATCCAACTAACACTCATTTAGG